TGCCCGATGTCGCGCCGCCCATCACGATCCTCACGATCTCCGAGGGCCAATGGACGACCGTCCATCGCGTCGGCTACGAGGAGTTCGGGACCATCCTGCTGGAACTGGACGACAACGAGCAGCCCCTGCGGGCCTACCGCAAGCCGGAGCCACGGGCGTGAGCTTCAAGCGCGGGGAACCCGTCCACCTCTGGTGGCGCAAGCAGGTCGTCGCCAGTCGCGTGCTGGAGGTTCGCAGACGCCTGCTCGTCGTCGCAGGACCGGAGGGGCCACTCACCGTGCCTCGTCAACGCGTCTGGCGTCCCTCGGAGCGCCCAGAGCTTCACCCCGGAAAACCGGGGCCGCGCCCGCGATGCGACAATCGAGCTTCCCCTCCGGGGGGAACGGGGGGGTTCCGAGGGGGCTGTCGGTTCTCCGACACCCACCTTCGCTCGAAAAGCGAAGCGCCTCCGTGGTGAAGAGATCTCAGGGGGGGCCGCTACTACCCCCGTCTGGACGCGGTCGCGTTCAACGTGGGGCAACCTAGCGGTCTACAGCCCCATGTCCGGTTGTGGGATTATCAACAACTTACGGGTGGTGAGAATCTTTTCACAGTGTGCCATTCTGAGACACGCGTGGCACACTTCATGTTAGGTGCTGGAAGTTGTTGCAAACGCGCCACTTCGCGGTAAGGGTCAAGTGCCCTAACGTCCAAATATGCGAAAAGCCCAATGTTTCGTGCCCGGTCGCCCGGTGCCCCAAGGGTCGATGCGGTCGCTCGGGAAGGGGCGCATGACGCACAACAGCGTCCATCTCAAGGCGTGGCGCACCGCCGTCGGCTGGGCCATGCGGGCCGCGCTGGGCACCGAGCCGCCGACCGAGGGCGAGGTCTGGATGAAGCTCCACTTCGTCGTCCAGCCCCGGCGGCAGGGCGACGCGCCCGACCTCGACAAGCTGGTGCGGGCGGTGCTCGACGCCCTAACGGGCATCGCCTATCTGGACGATAAGCAGGTCGTCGCCATCAACGCCCGGCGCACGCTGCTCGGGCCTGACGCGCTCGCCAGCGACCGCGAGGGCGTCACCATCGAACTGGAGCCGCGATGAGCAGCACCGAGCCGTTCGACCTCGTCAGCCACCCCGACGCGCACTCCAACCTGCTGCGCGAGCGGCTGCTGCAGTTGTCGCTGGCCTCGGCGCTGGCGCTGCCCGGCGAGCGGTGCGTGGTCAGCGCCCGCGACCTGCACGACGTGACGACGCAGGCGCTGGACCTGACGCAGGAACTGCTGATGCTGCGGCGCTGCCTGATCGTGTTCATGCGCGCGTCGCACGTCGAGGCGCTCGCGCTGCCGTTCGCCGAGACGGTGCTGGCCTCGACGGTGCCGCTGCGCGTGAAGCACGACCCGCACGCGCTGCCCGACCTGCTGCAGTTGCTGCTCGACGGCGAGGGCTTCGTGACGGTCAGCAGCAGCGCCTACGCGTCGCCTCCGGCGCTGTTCGACAGCGAGGGCCAGAGCGAGGCCGCGCGGCTCAGGGCGGCGCTCATCGAGGCGCGGCAGGCCATCGTCAACGCGGGCGGCAGCGACACGGTGCTGGCGCTCATCGACGTGAGCTTGCGGTAGGATACCCAGCCATGCCGCACCGCCTGCTGCTCGCGCTGCCCCTGCTCGGTCTGCTGGCGGGGTGCTCGACGCTCTGCGGCTGCTCCGAGGACAAGAGCGTCTCCGTCATCGCGCCCGACCCGCCTGCGCCGCCGCCAGCGGTCCACGTCATCGACTTCCACGTCACGGGGACGGACCCCGGCACGGTGGAGATCACGCTCACGTCGAGCACCGAGGGGACGAGCACGATCCGCACGAACCTGCCGTGGTTCTCGACGCTGAAGACCACGCGCACGTCGAGCTTCCTCTCGCTGTCGGCGAAGGACCGCGACTTCTTCAGCGGCACCATCACGGTGCAGATCTTCGTGGACGGGCAACTGTTCCGCGAGGCGAGCGTGACGGGGTTCAACCCGGTCGCAGCCATCGACGGCACATGGACGAACTGATCCGCGTGCGGCTCATCGGCTACCTCGGTCGCCCGGCGTTCATGGTGCGGCAGCAGCCTCGGCGCATCGGGCGGGCGGGGCTGCGTCCGTCGGTGACGCAGGACGAACTGGTGTCGCTGCACGCGTGGTTCCGCATCCCGCGCCGCGAGATCGACGCGGTGGTGGTGGCGCGGCAGGCCGCAGACCGGGCACGCGGGGCGGTGAACAAGGCGGTGGCGGCGCACGCGCACGGCGGGCTGTCGCCGTTCGACGCGGAGTGGCAGGGCGCAGCCGCCGAGTGTGCGGCGAGCCGGTGGCTGGGTCAGCCGGTGCGGACGCACGCGCCCGACCTCGGCTGGGACTTCCTGCACGACGGCAGGACGCTCGACGTGAAGGGCACGGCGCATCGAGACGGGGTGCTCTACTTCCCGTCGCTGGCCGCGTTCAAGGCCGACGAGGCTGCGCTGGGGGTGATCGCGTGAAGCCTGCGATGCCCGACATGGCCGACACGGTCTTCTGCGCCCTCGCGCATCTGCCCGACCTCGGCGCGGCGTTCGCGCTCAACGGCGAGGGCGAGGCGCTGCTACGGCTGTCGCTGGACCCGGCGAGTGTGGCCGGGCTGACCGACGTGCTGCAGGCGCTGCGGAACCGCACGTTCTACGTCGCGCTGGTCGCGACACCGAAAGGGGCACGCCATGCCCGTGAAGACGAAGGCACCGGATCGGTTTCCGAATCGGAACCGCAAGCCGAGGAAACCCCGGAAGCCGAGGGGCCGCGCCCTCGCCGCCGCCGCCGAGTACCTGCTGACAAACCCGACCGCCGCACTCATTGACAAGCACACCGGCAAGCCGGATGGCGAGCGGATCATCGAGGCGCTGAGTGTGCTCGCGACGGGGACGGGCGAGCAGGTCGCGAAGTTCTTCGGCGGCTACTACCGGCTGCGGGCGCGGGACCGGCAGGCGGCGCTCAACGTGCTGGAGCAGCGGCGCTTCGGGCGGGTGCCGCAGGTCGATGAGGTGCCGAGCGAGCACCGCCCGACGACCATCGTGAACGTGTTCACGACGAGCGAGGAGTTCGCGTTCGTCACCGCGCAGCAGCCGAAGCTGGTGTCCAGCCAACGCGTGCTGCCCACTGGAGAGCCGAGTGACCGAGACGGCTGACACCGCCGACCACGACCCGACGATCCTCGCGGCGCGGACGCTGATCGGGCGGCTGCGGGCGAGCACCTACGAGGCGGGCGTGCCGCCGCCGGAGACGCCGCCGCCGTGGTGGAAGTTCGACGCCGAGGACGACGCCGCGCTGCGGCTGGTGCTCGACTTCACGCTGACGGAGAACACGCGCACGGTGCTGCGGCGCAACGAACGCTACGCCCAGTTGCTGCACTGCGCGATGCTGCGGCTCTGCGACCACGGCGAGACGGCGAACAGCAGCACGCTGGTGCGCGAGATCCGCGACCTGCTGGGAGGGGCGTGATGAACTACAAGGACGCGTTCCAAGGGCTGGACGACATCCCGCTCCACGACCCGCTGTTCGTGACGTGGGAACTGCTGCACTACAACTACCTGCAGGCCGAGTATGAGGGCGACCGCGAGGGCGCGGACGCCGCCGAGCGCGAGCGCGACGCGTGGATGTGCGAGGTGCTGACGCGCTGGTGGCATCTGCCGCCGCCGCGCTGGACGGGGGTCGTGCATTGAGGAACGCGTGGGAGCGCGTGGCGTGGTGGTTCTGGTTCCTGCTCGACGTGACGGCGTGTCTGTTCACCTCGGCCATCGCTGGCGGCATCTTCGGGGTTCACGCCTACGTCGAAGACGTGCGCTACGCGTGGCGGCGTCCCGTGCGCCAGTGGCGACGCGTGCGATGAGGGATGCGGGCTGGCTGATCGTGTTCTTCGCGACGGTCGCGCTGGTGGCGTGGCTGGTCGAGAAGGCGCTCGACCGCTGGTGGTCGTGATGCCCGAGGTCAAAGACTTCTGGAACCCGGTGCAGAGCGCGTTCCTGCTCGCCGATGCCGAGCGGTGGCCCTACGTGGACTTGGAGGGAGCCGTCCGCGCCGGGAAGACGACGCCGCTGGTGGCGAAGAGCGCGGCCTACTGCGTGGACTACCACGGCATCCACGGGGCGCTGTGCCGGTGGACGCAGGACGCGCTCGACGCGCAGTTGAAGCCGCGCTGGCGCGACTGGTGCGCGACGCACGGCATCCGCCTGCAGTGGCACGGCGACGAGGAGTACGACGAGGTCGTCGGCACCGGCTCGCGCGTCTACCTGCGGGCGCTCAAGAGCGCCGAGGAGACGAGCCGCTACGGCAAGCTGGCGGGCCTGACGCTGGCGTTTCTCGGCATCGACCAGCCCGAGGAAGTGCCCGAGGACGTGTATCGGCACTACGTGCCCGCGCGGCTGTCGCAGCCGGGCTACCCGCATCAGGTGCTGCTGACGCCGAACCCGCCGGGGCTGACGCACTGGATCGCGCAAGACTTCCCCGAGCGCAACGGCAAGGACGGCTACCTCTACCTGCGGACGAGCGTCTACGACAACCGGCACAACCTCGGCGACGACTACATCGCCAAGCTGGAGGAGGCGTATCCCGAGGGGCACGCGCTGCGGCGCCGGTTCATCGAGGGCAAGCGCGGCCTGAGCATCGTGGGCAAGCCGGTCTACGCGGGCTGCTTCAACGCCCGCATCCACAGCCAGAAGCTGCGCCTGAACGCCAACGTGCCGCTGCTGGAGGGGTGGGACTTCGGGCACTCGCACCCGGCGGTGGTGTGGGCGCAGATCCTGCCGTGGGGCGAACTGCGGGTGCTCGGCGGCATCCTCGGC